TGCCGCCACCCTCAAATCCCCCATCGCTGACTTGTTCAGTTGCACCGACAGGTATCACTACTGCCAATAAAAGGATGAGGAGAATACACGCCGGTATCCTCATGTTGACTGCTCCCAGAGCAACCCGGTTTCGTCAGCGTAATACACATCTTCCCAGTAGTTATCATAAATATTCATATTCCCGAACGGGTTACCGGTTGGCACTGACTGGTAAATCGGCACCCCACCGCTCACGCCGGTATAGGAAGAATCTCCGTAAAACTTGTTATGGTGGATATACGTCCCCACCGTCGGTTTTCCTCTCTGGTGGACACAGGCTTCCCGCCCGCCTGCACAGGTGTTATTATAGATGTCGTACCGTGCACCGGATACGATTTCAGAGGGTGCGAGACCGTGGACATCGATATGAGACATCCCGGTCACTCCGAGCAGGTACGCCGTGACATAGTTGTACCGGAAGGTGTACATCTCGCCGCTGACACCATCGCCGGTCACATCATGCCGGTTCTTATGGAAGATATTACCCTCAATAAGAGCGTCTCCGCCATAGACGTTTACACCATAGCCTTCATGCTGGTTCTGGGACTCATGGAAGTAATTGTGATGGATCCAGGGGCGACCACTGGTCGGACAGTTCGCGGTGAAGACGTTGGCATAGGCGAACCCTTTGAAGTCGCAGTTGTCCACGACACAGCCGGTATGCCCGTCAATCCAGAGACCCATACGATAGGTGGCTTCCCCGGCACCCTCTGCATTCTCGGCAAGACATTCGCCTTCGATCCGGATCCCAGTGAACCGGACGTTATTACCGGCAGTCTTGAAGAGCGGTTTTCCCCACCCGGACCCGGCCTTGGTCGTGTAAATCCGACCGCCAGCAGATCCACCAACACCCCTGTTACTGGCGAGAGTGACCCCGGCGGGGATAAGGATATTTTCATCGGCTGCTTCGTTCAGGGCTATGTTTGCGGTAGGATCAACATAAATCACTGCCCCGGAGGTAGCCGCTGCAAGGGCTGCAATCAGGCCGGTACGCGTTGTGATCGTCCCCCCGGCATATCCCCCTCCAGCCACACCGGCCGTATACGCCGGGTACTGGGTGCCGCCGCCGAACGTTACGCCGTCAATAGTCATCGAATACGATCCGCCAAGGTAATACCCGTTCAGCGTGGTCGGAGCGCCGTATGCTTCCGGTTCGCCCACAATGTCAGTAAGAACCGTGATATAGGCGACTTTCTGGGCGTATGCGGTGCCATAAGAGTTTGTGGCATAGAGCGTGACGGTAATGGTTCCCGAGTGGGTGAGACCGGCACAGTTCCCAGGGGATATCGTCGGGTTCTGGGTATAGAAGTGGTTTGTCGTACCGAGGTTGTCAGTAATATACCAGTGCCATGAGGTCGGGTTGTTGGTACTCAGGTCGGTGAAGGTAATGCTCTCATCATTGGCGGTTACCGTGGTGGCACTGGCGCTGAAGTCCACTTCGGGGATTAAGGATACTTCACTCGATATCTTGCAGTTCCGGAACAGCACCGATGAGGTTACGGTATCTCCCGCAGCGCTGCTTCTTCTCAATTCCCAGAGGATGGTATCGCCGATTCCGGTGATGGTGAACGGTGAAGTGGTCGCACTCAGGACTTTCTTGTATGCTGTCGTGAACGCACAGGTAATAGTTGCGACAAGCGCGAGCGTTGCATCATAGGTGCCATCGGAAGGCACCCGGACAGCGTAGAGAAGGAAAATGCCGTTTTTGGTCTCAGTGGCGTCAATGGTGGCCTCAATCTGTGCGGTGAAACTCCCAGCTCCGACCCCCGCAGCGACCGGTGTTGCCCAACAGAGCCTTTCGACCGTCCGGTGGGCTCCTGACTGGAAGATGCCGAACGGTAATGGGAACCCGTTGGTAAGCTCGGTGTTCAGCTGATCGACTTCGGCGCCATTTGTTCCCGGTTGCAGGGCATTATAGGCGGACAGGATCATCGGTGCTGCGGTCCCGGAGCCAGAACCCCCTTCTTCAGAGGCGGCTGCCAGACCGTCGAGGATCACCTTATCCGCCGCACTCATCAGCCCGCTGCTTCCGGAAGTCGCAACCGGGATCTCCTGCTCTCCTCCGGTGATGTGCTGGCTGGCGTGACTGAGGATATAGTCCCGCTGTTCAAGCCAGACCTCGGCCGGGTATTTTGTCGTATGATCTACCGGTGTAAATTGTTTAAAACTCACCATGGAATTGCCTCCGTGCAGTATATCCGGAAATTGAGAACCTGTGAGAGTTGTCCACCGGTATGATAGGCATAGAGCTGGATTGCAGCACCTCCGGCAGCGGTGATGGTGATATCTTCGGAATACTCGACCGTAGTGCCGGATCCGCCATCACCCTGCAGATGCCTCTCAGTACCGGCCGCAATGCCGTTCACATAAATTTTCCCGTACGCATGCTCATTGACGTTGCCGTAGACGTAGAGGGAGAACTTAACCCGGTAAACACCATTCGGGAGGTGGACTATCGGGGTTGAAATGCTCTTCATCAGGGCATAGGATGAAGAAACAATTGTGATCGCAGTATCGCTCGACTTGACCAGCGTATTTGAGGCAGTGGCTTGGAAGAAAGCCCCTTGTGCAGCCCATGATGTGACGGAGCCATTGGTTGTCAGGAACTTGCCGGTATTCCCGGCCTGTGATGGGATTTTTGCCAGCAGTGCAGCGTCCCGGGCAGCCATGGTATCCATATCCTGTGCCGAAGCCGGGTTCCCGCAACCGGTGAGCCGGTATCCGCTCATGGCAACATTGGCATACGCGGTTTTACCGACAGCTGCAGGCCGGGCGGGACCGCACAGGGTATCATCGCTCCGCTTATCAGAGATCATGGCGGTTGTGATAGCTGTGGTTCCGGCTGCAACGGTGATGTATGCCAGAACGAGCTCATAGGTCGGGCTCGCCCATGTTGGGGATGGTGCACCGGCTCCTGTGGTCCCCTGGTGGATTACCAAGTCAATAGAACCGGGTGATCCTGTCGTGGTGAGCCGTGCTACAATGAGATCAATGCGGGTCCCGCTTACCGGCGCCGTGCTGATCGTGAGCTCCTCATCGGCATCACTGAAGAGGTGATAGCCATTGATGTTACACCCGCCGCTTTTCACGCTGACAATCATCGGTGCCAAATTAGCGTTCTTATAAACCAGAAGTTCGTTTAGGTAGGCCGGGATATACCCGTTCCCCAAAAACCGTGCATAGATAGCGTTCCATTCCGGGGGATCGTAATCGACACCCGCTCCGTCAAAAAGTCCTGACCATTTTGTCATTTTTCACCATCACCTCGTTTGTAGTCCTGCGATCTTTTTCGTATTCCGTGCGATAATTGAAATGAGGTCGGGGGCTGCAGTCCCGACACCGATTTCAAAGGTTCTTCCTTTCTTAACGTCATAAATCTCCGAAATTCTGGTTATCCTGCTGGTCATAGTCGCTACGTCTGGGAAGTCTACGACAACGATATCCCCCAGGTTAAAATCGGTGCCGAGAACGAAACTCCGGGATGTCTGGTCAAATGTGAAATCGAGCGTCTGGGTGGCCGCCCGTTCTATGAGCACTTGATTGCCCTTGACGGCCCGTTCCTCCGTGGTGAGCTCGTTCGTGGCATCGACAAAGGTCTCTCTCCGGTCCCATCCGGTCGGTTCTGATTCCCCGGAATAAACCGATTCCAGGATACGTGTGGCACCATCTCCCGGGCCCCCGATATACACAAAGTTCCGGTAATCGAGGGCGTTGTAGATGTAATCGTACGCTTTGACATTCCCGAAGTCCACTGACAGGATAACCTTGCCGATGCCCGATGAGAGGTCCGCCCCTTCAAATACGGTAAAAACAAAGTTCTTACCGGTCTCCGTCCAGACCAACTTTGGCGATAGCCCGGACTGCATCCCGAGTTCCATAAGAACCTCGTTCAGGTACTTCGGCATCCTGGCTTTATACTCAAGTTCAGGGCCTCGCTGCTGGTCAACGGTGGCAAGCGTAATACCCGATATCGCACGGTTGGTATCGGTGGGTGATATCGCTTCAACCGTCACGTAATGCCGCATACTGGTCTCGGCGTGCCCGGTCTGGGTATCGAACCCGTCACCGATACCCCATGCATGGGCCATCTGATTGTTTCCAAGGACAGACTCGACTCCCCGGCCGTTTACCGTCCACATCTCGCTGGATTTCCCGCGTTCGTCCATGAGTTTATTATCGAAATCAAGAAGCCCGACATTATAGGCCGGGATAATGTTCCCGGCGGCTCCGAGCGGGCTTTCATAGACGATGAAACCCCCATCGACAAGCTCATCGACGTTCTGTTTGTACCGGTTGGCAACAATCTCGAAGGTATCGGAGTCATAGTAATTGTGATCCCACCTGAAGGAAGAGTAAGAGTTGATGGCAGAGACTCTCGCCATTGTCTTATCGTAAATCAGGATCTCCGGGAGTTCAGCCATCAGAACACCGCTCCGTACTGGTCAGACCATATAATAGTAGCCCCGGACCCTGCCGATGAAGTGGCACAGGAGAACTCAACAGAATTTGCGCCTTTCTGCAGGGTCCAGAACTTCGAGCCAAGAACAACATATCCCTGACCATTTACCGGGATGCCCGTGGATACCGGAGTGTAGAGTGCAGTAATCCGGTCCTTGCCGGTTGTGATATCAAAACGGTCACCGGCCACGAGCTCGAGGTCAAGGCTCAGGGTTTTCCCGGTTGTGATGTTCGCGAGTACCGGATCGGTAATAGGGCCCCAGATGGTGATGTCAACGGGTGCATCGGCGTTTCCTGCATTTATGAGCGTGTGGTTGTTTGAAAGACCGCGGTGGAACTCAAAGGGAAAGCTGATCGGGAACCTGCTGGTGGTTGATGTGCCAAAAGACTGCGAATGGGGAATACCGGAATACCATATCGGATCATGAGCCCTCAGGTTAATCGTCGCTTTCTGGTGGATATCGCTGCGGTTATCCGGGTCGAGCGTTGAGTTGTTATTGCTGCAGTAGAGACGGAATACCGTGCCGTCTTCCCGCTCGTAATACAGGATGCCATCACCGTCGAGAGGACTGAGCGCCCGGGCAAGTGCATAGATACGTTGCTGCAGGATATCGAGGGTAGAAGAGTAGTATATTGTGGGATCGGTTCCCGGCGTGCTCCCGCCGCTGCCCTCATCCCCGAAAATCATATCGCCGAATACCGCATCCCCAAAAACAGATGTATTATCGGAAGGGATATTGACCGGCGGAGTGCCCGGAACAATTACGGTTTCCCCCTCCAGTGCAAGGATCAGGACATCAAAAGATACATCCCGGGGTTCCATGAGGGTATCAAGCAGGGTCTCTCCGTGCTGGTAAGGGCTCTTATCAGTCGAGAACGAGACCGGGGTTTCGAACAGCCCGGAATACCTCTTCAGGAGCTTGTAATCGGCTGCATCCCGGGAAAACTCTATGGTCGTGCCGTCCGGGGATACATAGGTGAGCTTCATTTATCCCCCTGCCCCCACAAGGGATGCTATTTTTCCCAGTGAGCGGTTCATGCCGTCAGCGTCGGTTTCAACACCGTAATTGGTCTGGCTAAAGGTTATGCTCACAGACTTCCCGGAGGTCTGGCTGGTCGCAGGTGTAACCGGTGCCGGGGTGTTAAGGGCCTTGGAGAAGTCCGGCAGGGCGAGCGATGTCTTGCCAATCGGGGTGAATGACGGCGGGTGCCAGTTCGGACCCTCAGCTGACATCAGGACAACGTTCTGGATTATCGGGTTTGCACCGGCAAAGTTCACTGCCTCGACCATGTACCCAATAATTGCATCGTAGGATATCCGGGCGAGGTCGGTGACATTCTGCCAGTGTGTTGTTTCGATAGTATCAAGAGCAGTGTTCTGTATAGCGGTGACTTCCACCCGGGCGGCGAGGGAATTGACGATCTTCGCATCCCCTGCAACCATATTGTTCACAAGGTCCTCGCGGTCGCGTTCCAGGCTGCGAAACCCTTTGGTGATGGTCTGGTTATTGACGTTGATTTTCAGGGCGAGCCGTTCGAGTTCCTTATCAATCTCCTTCACCCGTTCAGCGTGTTTTATCCCACCGGACGTATCCGGGTCAGCCTGCAGTGCTTCCTTGTCTCTCTCCTTAAGCAAGCGGGTATATTCCGCGAGGGAATCGCGCTGGTCCATGCCGGCCGATTGCAGCGAGAGCTGGGTATCGGTGACGCTCTGTTCGAGATCCTCAAGGGTGCGCTGGAGGGTCTGGATGTCCTTTGCCGACTGTTCCGCGGAGGTGCCGATATCCGCAACCTTGCCGGCAGCGATTTCCCAGGTCTTTGTTGCCTCATTCCATCTCGCACCTTCGAAATATCCCGATTCTGCAAGGCGGAATTTCCGCATCATCTCGGCAACAGCTGCATCCGCTTCGGCTATCTGTTTCTTGCCCTTTTCGGTGAACAGATCCAAGGTCAGGAATGCCTGTGTGCGGGCACCCAGAAGGACAAAACCCTCTGCCGTCATTTCGAGGGCAAGGTTAAGCCCCTTGAACATACCGACAAGGAAATTCCCTTTCTGCAGCCCGTAATCTACTGCACTCCCCCATGTCGAGAACGAGCTGACCATTTCCGATCCGATGAGGATTTTTGACCGTTCCATCTTCTCGTTCAGGAGTGTCATCTGGGTATTGAATGCGTTCAGTTGCTGGATCTTCTGGTCGCTGAACACCGGCGCCTGTTCAATGAGTTGCTGGAGCTCCCCCCGGGTAAGGCTGGCGAGGTCAGCGATATTGGTGAACCCCCGGCCGAACAGCGTCATGGCGACCTGGTTGCGCTGGAACCCTTCGGGCAGGGCATTGAGTGCGGGGAAAACGTCTAATAAAATATCGTTCATTGACCGCATCCTGCCGGAGGAGTCTGTAGCCCTGACACCAAGAGAGGAGAGGGCTTTTCCCATCTCGGAGGTCGGATCGGCAGCGTCCTTCATCCGCACCGACATCATCCGTATTGAGCTGGTGATATTCTCTGCAGATGACCCGGCAGCTACGGCGACATGCGACCACTGCTGGAACTCTTTTGTCGAGAGCCCGAGGTCACGTGCATTGTCCTTCACGGTCTTCCCGAACTGCCCGGCGCTTAAGGCAAGGTCAACGAATCCCTGTGCGGCACCCTCGAATTTGGAGAAAAGGTCAAGTGCCTGGTTGAGTGCGATCGAGACCCCGCCAATCCCCCCGAGCATCCCGTCCAGATTGAGGCCGATCTTTACGTATAAGCCCGAGCCCGCTTGCTGGTCTTCTGCCATTTATCTGCCTCGTGGCCGGGTCATGGCAGCCCACGCCTTAAATGTCTGGTCGATTTCTTCAATACTCGTCACCGGCTTCTTTTCAGTTTCCCGTCTTGTTATCATGAGATCAACGGGTTTGGCGTTCTTCGCGCCGTTTACGCTTGCAATTACGCTGCATACGGTTCCATTCAGGGCATCGAGGAACTCCCAGTACTGGTCCCGTTCCTTGACTTTCGCTTCAACCAGGATCCGGAAGTCCCGGGGTGTCATTCGCCAGAACTGTTCCGGGGTCAGTGCACAGAGCCCGTACGCGATTTCTTCGTTTGCCTCCGCCCAGGCCTTTGCAAGTTTTTTGGGGGTTCGACCTCCTCAACGGGTTTCTGGTTGCTCTTGGTTTCCTTGAGGTTGTACCATTCGGCGGCTTCGAAGGCTTCGAGGATCGTATTGCTGAGCTCGATCGAGCCGTACAGGTCCTTGCCTTTCAGGAACAGCCGGACAAGTTCAAGTGCCCGTTCTTTCCCGGCCTGTGTGAGCGGGAGCGCCCGTACCAGTGACCCGTCAGGGTTTGCGTTCTTGAGGCCGTGCCAGAGCATGACACCCGCGATCGACACTGACATCAGGCGTTTGCGGGTCAGCATGAAGGCTATTGGCTCGTTAAACTCGAACGTCCGTTCAATTTCCCAGACATCCGCAGGAGTAAACTGGAGGGTAAGGGGTTCCCCCCCAATCGTTATCGGAACTGAAGATAGCACGTCAGTTCAACTCCTTACGGGTGTGCGGCCAGTCCTTTCTGCAGCCGGACTTTGTAGACTACTGGCGATTTGTTGGCCTCCGTGACCATGATGATGATCATCGTTACCCCTCCTATGGCAGTCGGGCAGAGAATATTCCCTGACGCCTCCCCGGAAGCAACAAGCGTTCCGTTCACATAGATTGAGCCTGCAGCGGCGGTCGGTGTCACCGTGATATTGGTGTTGTCGCTGTAGCATTCGAGGTTATACTCATAGGTCGCATTCGCGGGAGTCTCAACCGGCGCGAGGTTGTTCGAGTCGTCGTCGGTGAATGCAAGGAATGGCGTGGTCAGGCCGTCCGAGGCGGTATCGACTTCCAGAACAGGGGATACCGGCGTAATGGTGATATCCCAGTTGACGAACCCGGTTTGTGGGATGACCCGCTTGATGCTCTTGATCTGTGCGTTGAACTTGTAGGATACCCCGCCTCCTGCGAAGTCCATAGGCATGATGACCATACACGGCCGGATTGTCCGGGCGATGTGGTCAGTCCACAGGGATTTCTGGACGGTGCTGCCGTAATAGAAGATCTTGAATGTGCCGTCTCCCTGCGTGATTGAGGTGAGCAGTTTGCTCTTGATCCCCCAGAGGTTATCATGCGAGGTGCTATCGGTCTCTTCTGCCGTGCTGTCAGGGAGGGTGATGTCTCCGTTGACTTCCCCGATAAGGGTAGTGCTCCAGAGCACCTGTGCCCCGAAGCCGGTTTGTGCTAATTCACTCATGTTCCGTTTTCTCCTCTTTCTCTACTGGTCAAGATACCTGACCATGAAGTCCCGGTGGTATACGTAGACCGGGATATCCGGATTACCGTCCGGCACGGCACCCATATCGACAATGCTGTTGATGACTGAACCATATATTACAGAATTTTTCAGGTTGTGCAGTGACTTTTTCACATATTTCGAGAGCTGGAATGCGGCGAAATCGTCAGCTGCATAACACGAGCACTGGATTCTTGCCTGTGCGTAATTCGAGGTGCTGGAATCCCCCCCTCCGAGGTCATCGACATATGAGGCCACAATCGCGGGATATGTCGGATTTGCCGGTAACTTGTTGCGGGTTACTCTCGTGCTTACGACACCGGAAACCTTACTATCCGCCTTGAGCTTAGAGATAACCGATCCGAGCACATCGGGAGGTAAAATCGCCATCAGTACTCACCCTCTATGAGAACCTCTTCGGAATTGCGGTCGAACTGGCCTTTCATGATGCGAAGATACTTGTTGCGGTTGAGGTCGAGTGCCGGCCGGAAGTGTGGCTGTGCTCGCTGGTAATAGTGCCGGCCAAGACTGTCTGTCATGTCAAAGAACCCGAACTCCAGCCGCTTTGCATATGGCAGATCCGTGCCGACCAGTGCAAACGGGTTGCCGTTTTCATCGATCATCTGGACGTGAATGCTGCGGCGATAGGTGCCGGTCTTATACGGTGCGATCTTCTTCACGTCATTGGAATATTCCTGCCCGGCGGACTTCACCGCAGCCCTGGCTACCCGTGCCCGTGCTTCCAGCTCCTTTTTGATTGCATCGAGCGTCTCGGATAAGCCAATGACCTCCATCAGGGCTTCACCCCATCCTTTTCCAGCCGCACTCTCTCCGCTTCGGTCAGCTGGAACACCTGCTCATAATCAACCATGAAATGAGCGAATTCGAGAAGAAGCGGGATGCCGTGAGAGCGATAATAGATGTCCTCCTTACCGGCTACGAACAGCGCAATGTCCTTGATCTGGTTCAGCATCCTTCGTTTGCGTTCCCGGTGATCAGGGGCATGATCCTGCACGTATTTCTCAACCAGTAATGTGATCTCCTGATCGAGCAGCTGCAGCCGTGCATCGTCGTAGACATAGGCGTTCCTGTCGTACCGCAGGATTCCTTTCCGGCCATGGACGATCTCAATAGCCCGGACAATGCTGTTCTTGATAGTTTCCTGGAAGAACCGCCCCATCGGGTTTTTGTAGCAGTTCCAGAGAAAGCCGCACCGGCTCTCGTTGTTGTCCTTGTATACCGGGTTCGGGTCTTTCGCGATATCCCACAGTACGATCTGGCCGTTGGCAAGCCTGACCGGAACGATGGTGTTTGACCGGGTCTGGATCATGGACGCAACCACCCGAAATCAATCCCTCTTCCCATGAGTACCCCGAAGAGTGTAAGGGCAACACCGATTGAGACGAATATAATCGCATACAACAGAGTTTTCTGCAGTGCGAGGACGTCCTTGATATCGGCTTTGATATCCTTCATCCGTTCTTCCAGATCACCATCGCATTTCTTCAGTGCCTCAATCTCTGTCTCAATGGTCTTCCGTTCAAGCCGGCATATTTCCGGTGATACGTATTCATTCTCGCCCATCAGACACCTTCATCTGCAATCTTCACGATCAGCACCGTGACCGAATTGTCAAAGCCGTCAGTGTTCCGGGCAAGGATGTCGTAGTACTGCCCGTCGATAACCGCCCGGTGGAGCCGGGTGACAGAGGGATAATATCCCGCGAGAGTCAGGCGGTACGTGTTGAGGCTGTATTGGAGTTCCCCGTTGAGCTCGTTGCCGGAGGTCAGTGAGAGGTTGCAGGGGATGTTCGTATACCCCGAAACAGCCGCCCAGGTCTCAATTGGCTGGTCATGGGCGTCCACTCCGGGAGTATATGCCTCAATCGTGCAGAGCTGGGGATACATTGCCGCCATCTGGGTGTTCCTTCTGGAGTCGATGAACGAACCCTGCAATTTCAGTACCCCCGGATCATGCGGTGCGCCCGGACGATTGCGACGCCGGTACTAACCGTGGATGAACCGTTCTTCTTCTCGCCCTGCTCGCGGAGGGTTCGCGCCCGTGCCCGTAGTTCAGCGGATACGGCTGCCCCGTTGGTGCTCGTGCCGTTGACGGTCTGGACTTTCTGGATGTAGACCTGGTTTGTGGCAAGGACATCGCAGGCATCCGCTGCGGCAAAGAAGACGTTGCCCATCTCCTGGTCGAGGAATGCCTGGATCTCTTCATCGGAGAAAACAGCATCCGCTGCACTGGTATCCGGGATATTCAGCCGGACTTTCCCGACCGGTGTTGTGAGGTCATTGGTGAACGTCACGAGCTCACCCCACGATCAGGATATACCCCTTCTCCTCGACATAGCCCCAGTCGATGTTGCTCTGGGAGTCCAGCGATTCAAGGTGTGCCTTGAAATCATCGAATTCCGCAAAGGTCAGGACTTCAAAATTCGCCATGAGGGTTCAATCCCCCTCAGGACGTGGGCTTGTTTGCCACCATCGCACGGTAATCAATCTGGCTCGCACCGATATCCCATTCGACCTTGTAGCTGATTGCCGAGAGGTTGAACGAGAACATATCAGTCCCGCCGCCGATTTCCTGTGCGGTTGGCATCTCGCGGAAGATACGCGGGGTCGGGTTGGACCGGAGCGTGGCGAATGCGACAGTCGGGCGGTTGACGGCCGGGTCAGCGTAGAGATACCAGCACTTGTTCTTGTAGGTGTTGGAGCTCTGGATCCGGGGGATCATCTTATTGACCGAGATTTCAAGACCGGCATACGGGTTGTTCCCCGTGGTCTTGTACCCGACTTCCGAGGTCAGGTCGTACCGCTCAATGGTGAGAGCTTTGACGACCTCATTGGCCTTGTCTGCGAGAGCAGGCGGCACCATAATCCCCCTGGGAACCAGATTGAGCTGGTTGTCGTTGGTATCGGTCTGCGTGGCGAGCATGTTGATGGCTGCCTTCAGGCTGGAGATACTGAGCTCGTTGGTGGTATAGTTCGCGTTGCTGTTGTTGGTCGGGAACAGCGTGGTATCAGGACCGGTCGAGATTGCAATCTTACTGGTTGCAAGGTACTCCGCGGTGTTCTGTGCCATCCGTGCGAAATACTCCGGGACAGCATTGAATGCGCCGAGTGCATCGTTGATGATTGCCTGGCGGGTAAGGGTGATTCCCTTGGCCTTGTTGAGTACCTTTATTGAATAGTTGCTCTCTCCGAGAGTTGTAAGGGTGAGGCCTTCATTTTCCCCACGGTCGGACAGGATATCGTCCGGCAGTTCGAGAGCCGGCAGCGGTGCGGACTTGAAGTCATTGACTCCAACAGCACGGGTCCAGTTCTGGTAGCTGACCGGGAACTGTGCATACAAGCCCATCAGCTGGGCGTTCATGTCAGCGGTCAGGAGATACGAGAAGTCCGTGGACGTGATCGCTTCTGCAAGTTTCTGGTATGAGTTGACGCCCTCTATTTCGCGGATGAGTTCCCAGACCTTCCGGCGCTTTGTCAGCCCTTCGGCAGAGTTCAGGAACTCTTTATTAATCCGCTGGCCTTTTCCGAAGATTTCGATGAGTTTTTCAGTCATGATTACGCCACCCTCATGCCAAGGATATAGACCTC